CTGCAGACATGCGCATAAAGGAGAAGTACAAGATCTTGAAAAGGCTAAACATTATATTGATATGATTATTGAAAGAGATTATGGCCCTCAAGAAAGTTGGATAGACGGCTACAATAAATGGAAGAAACGTAACTGATGCGAATCCCTAGATTTGAGGCGCAAACAGAATGGGTAAAACCCACAGAATTTCCCGATCTACGTCAAGTAGATGAAATCGCAATAGATCTAGAAACAAAAGATCCTGATCTTATTAAAAGAGGATCCGGTTCTATTGTTAATAACGGAGAAGTGATAGGCATAGCCGTTGCAACTTCTTATTATAAAGGATATTTCCCCATTGCTCATGAGGGCGGTGGCAATATGGAGAAGGCCAAAGTGTTGTTGTGGCTTAAAGATGTTTTAGAAGCTCCTTCCACAAAAATATTTCACAATGCTATCTATGACGTATGTTGGTTAAGAGCCATGGGCTTTAAGATTAATGGCAATATGGTCTGTACGATGCTGGCTGCAGCAGTCACGGATGAGAATAGATTTAGATATGATCTTAATAGTTTATCCTGGCACTACTTAGGTTATGGTAAAAATGAAAGAGCACTGGCCGAAGCTGCAGAAGAGTGGGGCATTAATCCCAAAGCAGAAATGTATAAGCTGCCTGCCATGCATGCTGGATCTTATGCAGAAAGAGATGCAGAAATTACTCTGGGGCTATGGCAAGAACTCAAAAAAGAAATTATTCAACAAGATGTGGAGGACATCTTTGATCTAGAAACAGATCTCTTTCCATGTCTAGTCGATATGCGATTCAAAGGCGTTCGAGTTGACATTGAAAGAGCACACCAAATGAAACAGGATTTTAAAAAAGCAGAACAAGAATTACTTCAGAAGATAAAATTAGAAACTAACATTGACACTCAGATATGGGCAGCACGATCAGTGGCTAATGTATTTGATATGTTAAAAATAGAATACCCTCGCACAGAAAAAACATCTGCTCCTTCTTTTACTAAAAATTTTTTACAAGAACATAAACATCCTGTCGTTAGAATGATTGCTCAAGCAAGAGAGATCAATAAAGCGTATACTACTTTCATTGATTCAATTATTAGATATGAACACAAGGGAAGGATCCATGCAGAGATTAACCAACTTAGAAATGCAGGAGGAGGAACGGTCACAGGAAGATTTAGTTATCAGAACCCTAACCTTCAACAAATTCCCGCTAGAAACAAAGACTTAGGACCCAAGATCAGAAGTCTATTCGTACCTGAAGAAGGGTGTAAGTGGGGATGTTTCGATTATAACCAGCAGGAACCAAGACTCGTAGTTCACTATGCCGCTCTTTATAAACTTCCGTCGGTCTATGATGTATTAGATTCTTATAAAGAAAATTCTGAATCCGATTTCCATCAAACCGTAGCAGACATGGCAGAGATCCCTCGATCCCAAGCCAAGACAATTAACTTAGGATTATTTTACGGAATGGGTAAAGGAAAACTTCAGGCACAACTAGGAGTGACACAAGAAAAAGCAGTAGAATTATTTAATCAGTACCACGCTAAAGTTCCGTTTGTTAAACAACTTATGGAAAAAGCATCCAACCGAGCACAAGAAAGAGGACAGATCCGTACGTTACTGGGTCGTCTTTGTCGTTTCCATTTATGGGAACCAAATGCATTCGGGATGCATAAAGCATTACCACACGAAGAAGCACTCAGGGAACATGGACCAGGAATCAAACGAGCTTACACTTACAAATCTTTAAATAAATTAATTCAAGGTTCTGCAGCAGATATGACAAAAAAATCTATGTTAGAACTCTACAAAGAAGGTATAGTTGCACATATTCAAATCCACGACGAACTTGATTTATCTATCGAAGATGATAAACAGGCTAAACGGATAGTGGATATAATGGAATCTGCAGTTGAATTAGAAGTCCCTAATAAAGTAGACTATGAGTTTGGTAAAAATTGGGGAGATATCTACGATTAACAAGGAGGAAACTATGGAAACAATTAAAAATGCGTGGGCACAAGTTATTGCTCACAAAAAAATTTCTATTGCTGTAGCAGTAGTAATTGTTTTAATAATCATCGCAACGTAGGAGTTTTATGCTGAATGTCTTACTTGAACGCAAACATTCCTGCCACGTATGCGCAGGTAAGGAGAGA